CCGCCCGGTCGCGCCGTTCTCGCACTGATTACGCTGTCTGCGATAACCTGCCAGCCCTGCCGCGTTTCGCCGTTCTGGCCTGTCCACTGGCTTACCTGCATGTTACCCGCCACGCTCACCAGCTCGCCTTTGCGGTGTTTTGCCAGTGCGTCGGCCTGTCTGCCAAACGCCAGGACGGATAACCACATCGTAGCCGTTCCGTCATCTGCCTGGCTGCACGGCAGGGGGACAGCCATACTCGCCATCGTCATTTGTGTGCCCTTGCTGGTGGTCTTTAACTGTGGGTCAGCCACCAGCCGCCCGTAAGCCGCTATCTGTGCTGTCATGATTCCACCTCTCCGGTTTTAACGTTGATGGTTGTTACCTGTTCCGCTTCGGCAATCTCCCGTTCTGTCAGCGTGGCAAAGTTTGCAGCTGCCGTTGTCATGAATGCGCTAACCAGTTCGGGATGTGCTTTCGCATATCCTTCCCCGGCGTTGCGGTCGATGATTTTTATCGACACCCTTAACCAGTGTTCCGTCAAATCAAGGGCGTGCGATTGTGATTTTTTTGTGTGCTTCGCTGTCATAGGCTTTATCTCACAGCAGTAAATTAAAATTTTTGCGTTTCAACCCTTCACCTGTTCACCTTTTGATATTTTATCTTTTAATTCATAATGTTAAGGGGTGAACAGTTTCACAAAAACTATTCACCAACTGTTCACCACTGTTCACCCTTGAAGCTCAATAAACAATCAAAAAGGTGAACAGTGAATAGTTTGGTGAACAGTTCATAAATAACTGTTCACCATATAATATACTGATATAAAAGATATTTATGACAGGGTGAACAGTGATGAACAGTTATTCCATAAGTTTAATTTTTGCCATCGTCATTTGTGACCGATGCACATGAGGGCATCCAGTCTTCTGAATCCTCTGTCAGTATCACGTTTGAACGCAAGCCATGCTTCGTTTTCCGTTTCATATACTCCCTGCCGTATTCCGCCATTGCCCCTGGCATATCCTTACCGAAGCGTGTCAGTGTTACGGGCTTACCGAATCCGTGTGCCCTCATATACGCCAGATAGGCGTGATAGAGATACCTGCGCGGGCTGAACGGAATAATTTCAGCATTACCCACTAACAGGCCATCGCACATTACCGACGACATGAGATAGCCGCAGAAGTCCACCAGCGAATCGCCCTCGCGTTTTATCACCAGGGCTTCTTCTGATTTCTGCTGCTCATATAGCAGGCGTTTAGCTTCGTCCTGGTCAGAAAAGCGTGTAAGCAGGTGGCGAATCACTACCGCCAGCTCTCCTTCTATTTTTTCAGCCAGCATAGGGTCACGTTCGTTCTCCGGTACAACTTCCGAAAAATTGAATATTACCCGACGACGTGATATCCCACCGCTGCGGTCACTGAATGACATGGCGTTATTGTTCACCGCCAGCACGACCGCCTGAATGCGTGTTGAGTAGGGGGCTTTATGTTTCGGGTCGATTGCCACCTTATCACCGCCTGTAATGGCCTTAATCCCTGCACCATCACCAGCGTAACGGGTCATATCCGGCATGATAATCAGCGAAAAGCCAACCACTAACGCACGTTCCCTGGCATCTTCCAGCGCCTTCATGCTTGCCGATACCGTGTTGGCCTTACCCGCCAGCATAGTGCAAATCTCCGCCATTACGCTTTTACCGCTTCCACCCGGCCCCGTTACCTCAAGAAATAACTGCCAGTCGTACCGATTCGCCAGCACCATGAATAACGCCGCCAGTACGCGATCTGCCTTGCGGTCATTCTCAGCCACCGAACGGCGCAACCACTTCCAGAAATTCGGCGCATGTGTTGCCAGCGTTTCCCCCTCTGCTGGTGGGCTGAAAGGTAATTCACTGGCAATTAACAACCAGTCGTTTTTGTTATGCTCCCGAAAATTACCAGTTCTGGTATCAAATACCCCGTTACTGAATCCAATCAGGTTACGGGCTGTATTCCCCATTACGGGCAAACTTAACTTCATGGTATCGACCGCCGATTTGATGGCGTTCTGCGAATAGCTGATTTCCGCATCAATAAAAATCTGCGCCATAGTCCGCTGTAACTCTTTATCCTGTACCGGCTCCCATACAACACCGTTGTAGTGGTGAACGGTGTCAGAATCCGCATTGATTGCCAGTTCACCGCCATAATGTGCCAGGAGAACTTCGCCGCGCTGGCTTGCTCCCATCTGGTTAAGTGCCAGTGGTGTCGCGCTGTCTTCTGTTTTTTTCTTTGCCGGAAACCGGATAATCAGTCCGTCATCAATGTTTTTACGCTCACGGGCAAGGTATTCACGCCAGTTCTCACACTTCTGGCTGTGCATGCCATCAGGGTAATAATTCGCATTCTGTATACTTGCCGCCGCCAGCTTCTGACCAATTGCCTTAACCATTACAGGATCTAACTGTCCGGCTCTGAATATGCGCGCGGATGTGCGCCCATCAGGCACTATTTGCAGATTTCCGATCTCTTTCAGTTGTTCATCAGCCAGCACAACAGGTGGCTCATTATCTCCAGCCATACGCGCATCGTGTTCCTGCCATTGTTTCGCGTGTGCCCAGGCATCACTACCCGCGAAAATAATTACCTCTGTGTCTTTGTGTTTTATTCCGCGTGGCTGTTTTTTTACGTTCGGTGCCAGTTTCATTTTTTCCCCCCTGCAACCAGCATTTCACGGATTTTGCGGATATAGCTTGCTGCACGTTTTTGATTTACGGCTTTATAATGGTCCACCAGCGTAAAATCACGGCGGTAGGTGATATTGCCTGGCGTAACGTGACGAATAACCACTCGTCCCCCACGTCTGGTGTCGCGGTAAATATCTCCGAGTCTGATTTCAGGCCGAGAGAGACCGCTGGCAGTAAAGCCAGAATTTTTCTTTTTCATAGTTTTATTTTCCTGTCAGCAGTTCCGGTTTTATTTCCGCACGAATACAGAGTTCAGAAAAAATTCAGGAGAACCAACAATCTCATTACTTTTCAGTCGGCATTGTGATTTCACTTTCCCTTTATCCAGGTAAACCAGTACGCGTCCGGTGAAATCATCTGGCACATTAAGCACTACGGGTACATGCGCTTCATGATTATGCATGGCTTACATCCTCCGTGAATTTTCTTCTGTAACGCGTCTCTGCCACATATTCCGCATAGTCCGACGCAATACTAAGAATCATTTCACCCTCTGACTTGTAGCCACTGGTATTGATAAGAAAATATGCAGCTTTCATCATGTCAGCAACGCTCAACAATGCGCCCGCTGCATCTTCCGGTGCGCCATCAAATTCCCGTTTCAGGGAATTAAAACGATCATCACGCATGTTTACCCCCCCCCCTGAATGACCTGATAACCGCAACTGGTCAGCAATTCGATAAATTCCGGCAGTGTGCCGAAACAGCAATCATCACGCAGACGTTCGCGGGATACTTCAACGCCGTTTTCGTAGTGACTCACCATGCGTCCGGTAAAATGCAGATCATCATCGTGATGGCACGTTGACGGCTTAATCAGTCGCGCACGTTCCGCCAGTTCCAGCAATGCTTCAACGCTTCCGGCAATTGCACCATCCGGCAGGTGATAATTACTTACCACGCGTCCATTCTCCACGTTGACCAGTAGCTGCCCGGAAAATATCTCGTCAAACTGAATGCTGTTAAGGTCAGAAATTGACAGGTTATGCATGGTGCACCTCCTGCACATCAGCCATGATAATTTTTCCGGCCTTATCCAGTGCCTGATCGGCTTTTAGCTGCACAAATGCTAAATAATGGAAGATGCATTCTGATTCTCTGGCTGCGTGTTTATGCGCCACACCAGCGATAGCAGAAATCTCAATAAGTGAATCCATCAGCGTTTTGATAGCGTCTACCGCTGCATCAGGCCATGTTGCATTACACATGTTCCACCCCCTGACGAATACGGGCGGCGAATACCATCACGCAGCCAACTGGGGATTGCTGGCGTGCTTCCTGTTCGCTGGTGGCCTCAATGGTAATCACGCGCGGTTGTGCCGTGCTCAGGGCGAT